ACGGCAAGCTGGTCGATGAGAACCAAGAAGATGGCTTCGCCGCTATGCCACGCGATGAGGTCGGCAAGATGATCGGGTTGTTTGATGAGCAGTTCCGCAAGCCCGATGGGTCATGGTCTGATACTGCGCTGATCTTCAAGATGCTTGAGCAACAACAGAATCAGCCACAGGGTAACGAGTCAGGTGGTGATGACTCACAAGGTACGTCTTCCGCCCAGTCTCAAGGTCAGGGTCAAGGTCAGGGTCAAGGCTTCGATGAGCACGACTGGGAAGGTGCCGATAAGCTGTCAGACGATGAGGTCAAAGATCTTGAGAAAGAGATCGACGTAGCGATCCGTCAGGGCAGCATGATAGCCAGTAAGTCAGGCGCTACGGGCAATCGTCTACTCGATGAGCTTATGCAGGCGAAGGTCGATTGGCGTGAGGTACTGCGCGAGTTCATCCAGACAACCTGTACTGGCAACGACTACTCCACATGGAAACGTCCCAACCGCCGATACATTGGTGCCGGTGTCTATCTGCCCAGCGGTATCAGCGAGAAAGTCGATGAGCTTGTGATTGCTATTGATACGTCAGGGTCTATACCCGACGCTGATCTGGCTGTGTTCCTGTCAGAAGTTCAGTCGATCTGCACTACGGTCAAGCCCGACAAGGTTCGCATACTGTACTGGGGGCACCGTGTTGTGGGTGACGAGTCATATGCTACGCACGAGCTAGACACGCTGACTAAATCTACCAAACCCAAAGGTGGCGGCGGTACCGATGTCGAGTGCGTGGTCGAGTACATGCAGCAACATCAGATCAAGCCACAAGCAACGATCATCTTCACCGATGGTTGCCTGTTCGGTGACTGGGGTACATGGGACTGCCCAACCCTGTGGTGTGTGATCGACAACGAACACGCGACCCCCGACAACGGCAAGGTCGTGCACATCCAATCGAGCGACATGTGAAGGTCGCCGTAGACAAGGAACGCAAGAAGGAGCTAAAGCCTTACCTCGATGCGTTCTGGGAGTGGGGGTGTGTGATGGCACAACTGCTACCTGTAACAGACTGGGAGTATGTCAGTGCAGTCAAGCACCTACTGCGGGATGAAAAGGTGCTGATGAGTGGGCCGTGGTCTGGCGTGAACAAGTACGACGGTGACAGGGTACAACGTATTATTATGGAAGATGGTCATACACTACGTGTACCACTGTTAGCTTTGTTTACACTACGGTCTGATATAAGATACATTTCTACGCAAGGAGATAAGAGAAGAGTGCGTAGACAATTCAACCAATGGGTCAACGTGGCCTGTGGTTTGATCACAACAACGAAAGAGGAATGATGTTATGAGTTATGTAAGAAAGGCGAACAGTAAGTTCATATGGCGGGTGCAAGAAATCGTGCACTCCGACAGTACAAATTTACCGCGCCAACCATCGTCAAATCTAAAGAAGTTTCAGGATGCGCTGCGTAAAAAGATGCGCGGTGTGCAGTTCAGTACGAGCAGCGCGAATTCTTGCTGGGCGTACTACCCACACGAGACCTTTGCGCGAGGTAAGCTCATTGATCGTTTTGATGGTTTGGTGAACACGTTTGCGGTTAACAGCCGCACGATCACTAACGAAAGGTACGCAGAGTACAGCGACGAACACTACATGCAGTGGAGTAAGAACCTTAGCACGGCAGTGAAGAAAGCTGCGGCAGCACTGGTCGAGTGGTCAGCACTTGAAATGTCAACACTACATGCCCGTGCTTACGATAAAGGTCGTAGCGATTTGATATACACCTCGTCACAGAAACGAATCGAGGCACTAGCTGACTTGGGCGTAATAGGGCACAGCCCCGCGCTCGCAACGCTCCAGAGTATGCTGCACCAGATAACAGATCTGGACGTAAAGTCTAAGGTCGAAGAGGTACTGCGCCACGAGAAAGAGAACGCCGAATTAGAATCCGTTGGGGCGTCTCCTACGTTTGTGCATGTATGTCAGGACTACAGGGGCCGCCAAACCTTAGAGACTCAGAAGATAGACCGAATATACTACAGTGCGGTGGACGCAACCCAAGTACCCAAACGCTACGCCGAGGGTGCCCAAGACGATGAGTACGGAGATCTGGTCGGTAAGGTCAGCGTCCTAAGCATGGCTACCGTAGGTGATTACGTGACCGGCGTTGGCATGAAAGCTGACGAGGACATGTTCTATGTCTGCTAGATATTTCGAGACGCTACGTATGATCGAGGACATAGCCACCACGCTAGGTAACCAAAACAAGTTAACACATAAGGGGCCAATCTACCACGTCAAGGTAGACCCTAATACAGATGTGTGGAAATTAACTTGTTTAGGTACGGAATGTGTTGACTCGCCGTACGAACCTATCTATCGTGGTGTGGAAACCCTACCTACTGACCTGCGGAAAAAGCTGGTGGTTCTGAATATGTTAGAGCCACAACAGTCTGAAGTAGCCGGAGTGGGGTTGCGGACAGGTGATGATAGCTTTTGGGTTTACGGATAACGAGACACTGAAACCAGTGCCCACGGAGAAACAGGATGGCGAAGATAAGCGTAGAGCTTGAGATTGATGAGCAAACGCTGGAGGAGGTTCTTGCTGGCTTACGGGCAGTGGAGAATCTTTCTAAGACAACGATGGAGATGTTAGATGACTTGCAGTTCCTATCCAAAGCCATTTCAGCTAACCAACGCGAGATGAAAAAACTCACGCTGGGTGTGACTAATTTACTGAAGGAGGTACGCAATGGCGATGACGCCGGAGGCGAAGGTTAAGAAAAAGGTAGCGACTACACTAAAGCAGTTAGGTGCTTATTACTTTTACCCCGTGACAGGCGGGTACGGTAAGAGTGGTGTGCCGGACATAGTGGGCAGCTACAACGGTAAGTTCTTTGGTATTGAGTGCAAGGCGGGGAAGGGAAAGACCACTGCACTACAAGACCTGAACTTACGACAGATTGCGATAGCGGGTGGAATCGCTGCCGTAGTGAACGAGGAGAACATGCACACAGTGGCAGACATCCTCAATGAAAGAGAAGTAGACGAACGTCAGTTGGCGTTCGATTTTTAACTAGGAGACCGAGATGACGAAACGGAAATTCAACCGCAAAGCGGTAAAGGGGGCGATGGTGACTGAGTATCTCAACAAGAACGGGTACGCCACGCCGGAAGTTCTGGCTGCGGAAGTAGGCGTGAGCGAAAGCTATGCTGGTAAGTGGTTACGCAAATGGAAGCTAGCTAAGAAGAACTGGGAAACAAGTTCAAGGGAACAAGCTACACCAGCTAATGCCCGCGTTACTGAGGAAGCGATTGAGGATAAAGGGCAGGTAAGTGATGGTAGCACTGCATCCTATTACGAGTTACCTGATGGGGCAGCGGAGCTACAGGATTTAATCTCTCACAAGAACATGAACGCGCAGGTCGGTGAGATATTCCGTGCGTGTTACCGCATGGGTGAGGCATCTCATAGCGATGAGCTACGCGATGCGAAGAAGATTCGGTTCTATATCGACGCTGAGATCAAACGTCTAGGGGGCTGAGATGAAGTCTATAGACAAACAAATCAAGGAGCTAAGGCAAGCATTGACTGACGCAACCGTAAAATCTGCCCTACTTAGAGCACATGCGACTGCGCTTAAAGCTACTAATCCAGAGAACACGACACTCTCTGACATGGCTGAAGGTATTAAAAATGATCTTGACCTAGCACTGGACATATTAAACGGGGGGGAGCTATGAAGAAGTTTATCGTAACTTTCTCGGAGACTGTGGAACGTCAGGTGGTCGTGGAAGCTAAGAACGACGAGGAGGCGCAGTTTGCCATCATAGATGACCGCAGCACTTGGGGTAACTGGGTACGTAAACCTACCACCACTGACGTGATCGTCACTCGTGTTGTGGAAAAGGAAGAAGCGTGAGTGATGATTTAGAAGAAATCGTGATCGAAAAAGGGGTGCTGCTGTTTGATAAGCAATACAAGCATCAGCGCCTTTATGAAGACACGTTAGAGCGTATGTCTTTGGGGGATTCGTTTGTCGTGCATGATCCCTACGGGCACAAGGTACGTGCGTTCCGCATATCTGCTAGGCGTAGAGGTTGGAACATCACGAGCCGTAAGATCAGCAACGATGGCGAGCACCGTATCTGGCTGATAGAAAAGGACGGTAAATCATGGACTTAATAACACTCGACTTCGAGACGTATTATAGTAAAGACTTCTCTCTGACTAAGATGACAACCGAAGAATACATCCGCGATCCTCGTTTTGAGATCGTAGGTGTGGGGGTGAAGGTAAACAATGGCAACACCGAATGGGCATCAGGTACGCATGAAGAACTTAAAGGGTACTTCGACGAGTTTGACTGGGCTAACAGCATGGTGCTGGCTCACAACACTATGTTCGATGGCGCTATATTATCTTGGCTATTTGATATTCGCCCTCGGGTTTGGGTTGATACTCTTTGCATTGCCCGTGCTGTACATGGGGTGGAGGTTGGTGGAAGTCTCAAGGCGCTTGCGGAACGATACAACGTAGGTGCCAAGGGTACTGAGATACTCAACGCGCTGGACAAACGCCGCCTAGACTTTACTGACGATGAGTTAGATCGTTACGGTGACTACTGCATCAACGACGTAGAGCTTACCTATAAGCTGTTTAGCATCTTTATAAAGCAGGGGTTCCCTAAGAAAGAACTCAGGATCATTGACTGTACGCTACGTATGTTCATACATCCTATGCTGGAGCTAGACCAAGACTTACTGGGCCAACATCTTGAGAAGATCAAACTCCATAAAGATAAGTTGTTATGTGATGCTGGCGTGACCGACAAGAAAGAGCTGATGAGTAACGACAAGTTTGCTGACCTGCTTAGATCTAAAGGTGTCGAGCCGCCCACCAAGATCAGCCCCACCACAGAAAAAGAAGCCTACGCATTCGCCAAGACTGATGAAGGGTTCAAAGCTCTTGCCGAGCACGAGAACTCAGAAGTGCAGGCGCTAGTCGCTGCTAGGTTGGGTAACAAAAGCACATTGGAAGAGACCCGTACTCAGCGGTTCATTGACATATCCAATCGCGGAACTCTGCCGGTTCCTGTGCGGTACTATGCGGCACACACTGGCAGGTGGGGCGGGGATGACAAGATCAACCTGCAAAACCTACCGAGCCGTGGGCCAAACGGTAAGATGTTAAAGAGAAGTATCGTCGCCCCCGAAGGCCACATACTTATAGACTGTGACTCGTCGCAGATCGAAGCGCGAGTGCTGGCGTGGTTCGCTGGGCAGGATGACCTGACCGATGCGTTCCGTAAAAAGGAAGACGTGTACATCAAGATGGCGGCACGGATCTACGACATACCTGAAGATCAGGTGACGAAGGATCAGCGGTTCGTGGGTAAGACTACGATCCTCGGTGCCGGTTATGGCATGGGCGCTGTTAAGTTTCAGGCGCAGTTGAAGTCCTTTGGTACGGACATATCACTTGATGAAGCACGACGGATTATCAACATCTACCGTGATACAAACTGGAAGATTAGTCATGTGTGGCGCGAAGCTCAGAACATGGTTAGCCGTATGGCGAACGGTGATACTTACCAGTTTGGTAGGAAGGATGTGATCGAAGTTATAGGCGTCCGGGAAGCCGTCCGTCTACCGTCTAAGCTCCTAATGCGTTATGAGGATCTCAAGGGAGAGCAAAACTCGCAGGGGACAGAGTACAGCTACAAGACACGCCGAGGCCGAACGCGGATCTACGGTGGGAAGGTGATAGAGAACGTCTGCCAAGCGTTAGCACGTTGTGTGATAGGCGATCAGATGTTACTAATAAACAATAAGTACCGAGCGGTACTGACAGTTCACGACTCAGTTATCGCATGTGTACCTGAGTCTGAAGCGATACAAGCCCAGCAGTACGTCGAGAAGTGCATGAGGTACGTCCCGACATGGGCTAAGGGGTTACCACTTGAATGTGAGAGTGGTATGGCATACGCATATGGAGACTGTGAATAATGCACTTTACACCGTGGGACGAAATGGATAACAGGCAGCGGAATCGGATTGGTGCCGCTGATACCGTCATAGACGATGCGGCATTTTTACGAGAGGCTATGTACAGTAACGAGATAACATTTGATCAAGCTCTAATGGCACTACTTATAGCTGAGTTACGTGACTTAAATCTGACATTTGATTCTCGATGAGCATAGCACCGTGGTCGTTCAGTAAGATTAAGGCATTCCAGCAATGCCCTAAGCAGTTTTACCATGAGAAGGTGCTCAAGCAGTATCCGTTCAAGGAGTCTGAGGCTACGTTGTATGGAACAGCTTTTCACGAAGCTGCGGAAGAATACATCCGCGACGGTGGTGAACTTGACCCACGGTTCAGCTACGCACAGGGTATGTTAGATGCGCTGAACGCCAAGAAAGGCGAGAAGCTGTGCGAGATCAAGATGGGCCTGACCAAAGACTTGGAAGCATGTAGCTTCTTCGCTGATGACGTTTGGTTTCGAGGCATTGCCGATCTTGTGATTTTGAACCGCGAGGACAACCTTGCATGGGTGATTGACTACAAGACCGGCAAGTCGGCAAGATATGCTGACAAAGGGCAGCTAGAGCTTATGGCTTTGGCTACCTTCAAGCACTACCCCGAGGTGGAGACTGTTCGGGCTGGGCTGTTGTTTGTGGTAAGTAACGACCTGATACGGGATCGCTACACCATAGAGGAAGAGGAGAAGATGTGGACTAAGTGGCTGAGTAAATACAGCGACATGGAAACAGCTTTTGAGAACGATACGTGGAACCCCAACCCCAGCGGACTATGTAAAGCATGGTGTCCAGTGTTGGAATGTCCACACAACGGAAAGAACTGATGCCGTACAAGAACAAAGCAGACCGTAAGAAGCAGAAGAACCCCCCAGTGGGTAGCCCTGCACACGAAGCCCGAATGGAGAGGCAGCGTGCGAGGCGTGCTATGGACAAGGTGGGGCGCGATGCCAACAAAGACGGCAGAGCGGATAAGCGGGAAGGTAAGGATGTCAGCCACAACAAGATGTTGAGCAAAGGTGGCAGTAACGCAGACGGTGTGCGTGTAGAGAGCAAGAGTGCTAATCGCAGCCGTAACGGACACAGTCCCAAGAAAGCGGGGCATAGACCCCGACGTAGGCAATGAGTAAGGAAGACATAAAGACAGGCATACTGGTTGGTATCGGCATCATCGTGACGATCAACGTACTGTCTTTTCTTCTCACTGTGCTAGTAACGTATTAGACCAAGGCGGATTCCCTGCCTGTTGGCACCGTCCCCGTCCGGTGTGGTCGCATGGCGGGACTTTTTAACCGCGTGTAGTGGACACCCACTTCGCGCTTTTTTGCATGGAAGGGTATATGAAAGTAATAGATAACAAGGCGCTGCTACTGCGGCTACGTGATCCACGGAAAGTTACCGAGGTCATACCAAAAAGTAAGGAGTTATCAGGTAACCGTGTGGTGGTTAACTGGGGCGTAGACGAGGCTCACGTACTCAAGAATCTAAACATAAAAGCGCCATCGCCCATCGAAGGTAAGTATAAATGGACGGGCAAGTACAAACCGTTCGAGCACCAAAAGACTACGGCTGGGTTCCTAACACTCAACAAACGTGCGTTCTGTTTTAACGAACAGGGCACGGGTAAGACCGCTAGTGCTATCTGGGCAGCGGACTTCCTGATGAAGCAAGGCCGTATCAAACGCGCTCTGGTCATCTGCCCTCTATCTATTATGGATTCGGCGTGGCGAGAAGATCTGTTCAGCTTCGCTATGCACCGTAAGGTAGACGTGGCTCACGGTTCAGCGAAGAAGAGAACCGCTGTAATCGAAAGCGATGCGGAGTTCGTGGTAATAAATTATGACGGTGTAGCAATCGTGGCGGACGCCATAGCCAACGGTGGGTTTGATCTAGTGATTGTGGATGAAGCCACGCACTACAAAAACGCCCAGACTGACAGGTGGAAGACGCTAAACAGGCTGCTCAGTCCTGACACATGGCTGTGGATGATGACGGGTACACCCGCTGCACAGAGTCCGCTGGATGCGTACGGTCTGGCTAAACTTGTTAACCCGAAAGCTGTGCCACGCTTCTTTGGCTCGTTCCGCGATCAGGTCATGTACAAAGTGACTAACTTCAAGTGGGTACCTAAGCCCGATGCCACCGAGACAGTATTTAGTGCACTGCAACCGGCGATCCGGTTCACCAAGGAAGAATGCCTTGATCTACCTGACATCGTGTACACAACCCGCGACGTACCGCTGACCCGTCAACAAGAGAAATACTACAAAGAACTGAAGAACCGCATGGTCATGGAGGCTGCGGAAGAGACAGTCACGGCAGCTACAGCAGCGGTAAACATGAATAAGCTACTGCAAATCAGTTCTGGTGCGGTGTACACCGATGACAAAGAGGTGGTGGAGTTCGACATCAAGCACCGATACAAGGTGCTGCGTGAGGTGATCGACGAGTCCAGTAAGAAGGTACTCGTGTTCGTGCCGTTCAAGCATACGATTCAGCTACTAACTGACAAACTACGCAAGGACAAGATACCCACCGAGGTCATTAGTGGGGCTGTCAGTGCCACCGAGCGCACGCGCATATTCAAAGAGTTTCAAGAGACAGATACTCCACGAGTGCTGGTCATTCAACCGCAGGCTGCGGCCCACGGTGTCACGCTGACCGCTGCCAATACAATCGTATGGTGGGGGCCGACCAGTTCAGTAGAAACCTATGCACAGGCCAACGCACGTATTCACAGGGCGGGACAAGATCACAAATGTACGGTAGTACAGCTACAAGGGTCTCACATAGAAAAGCGTGTGTACGCATTACTAGATAACAAAATAGACACACATACAAAAATTATCGACCTTTACAAAGAAATACTTGATTAAGTCATTACCTACCACTATATTACCTTTCTCGGCAATGGAAGGACGAAGATCATGGCTGATGCAAAAGACGTAGACGGTGTGCCGCTAGGCAAGATGACTGGGGTTTACCTCAAGATTAAGGCTGAACGGGAGCGCCTATCTGCGGAATTTAAGGAGGCTGATGACAAGCTAGTCAATCAGCAAAATAAAATAAAGAGTGCGCTACTGAGTTACTTGAAAGAGAACGACATCAAAAGCGTCAAGACGGATGCTGGTACGTTTTACCGTACGGTCAAGCAGAAGTATTGGACTAGCGATTGGGAGCACATGCACGAGTTCATTCTTGAGCATGGCGTACCTGAGTTCTTGGACAAGCGCCTGAACCAGAAGAACGTACGGGAGTTCTTGGAAGAGAACCCAGACCTTCTGCCAAAGGGCTTGAACGTAGACGCAGAGTTCGCACTCACAATAAGGAAAGCGTGATGGAGCAATTAGTTCCGATTGAAGATGTCGCAAAGCACTTTGGTGTGTCATTATCCACGACCCGTAAATGGGTAAGGGATGGCGTAATTCCAGAGAATACGTACATCAAGGTAGGTAAAACGCAGCGATTCGCCTTGGCGAGTATCGCAGAAGCTCTGTTAAAGGGCGGTGCGTCTAAGGAAGAAGCAACGGAAGAAGCTGTTGTGGATGACTTTGACCCTACAGCGTTTGATCCTGATGCGGACGTATAGTGCGCCGAATCAGCATACAGGGTAATAGGTTTACTGGGTTAGACCAGCAAGCAGACAGTACAGCGATAGACGTAGTTATCGTAAACGCAGCGGCAGTATCGCGCTCGTATTACAAAGATGCCTACGATCCTAGTGCCAAACGTCTGCCGACATGCTGGTCGAACGATACCCAGAGACCCGCACCTGAAGTGCCGCCAGACCAGAGACAAAGTATGCGGTGTATTGATTGCACCAATAACGTCCGAGGTTCTGGCACTGGAGGGGGTAGGGCTTGCAGGTTCAGTCAGCGACTAGCGATTGTCGAAGAGCAAGCATTAGATACTGTGTACCAGTTGCAGGTACCTGCCTCATCCATATTTGGTAAAGCTCAAGGTAGAAGCTCTATGCCTCTACAGGCTTACGCCAAATTTTTGAGTGGGCATGGAACGCCCAGTGCAGCAGTGGTGACAAAGATAAGTTTCGACGCGGGTAGCCCCGTGCCAAAGCTGTTCTTTTATCCACAAAGACCGTTAGAAGAAGAGGAACTACAGAAAGTTAGATTGATGGTGGATGACGATGAGACGTTAGCAGCAATTGCTTTCGACATCGTGCCCCACAACCGCGAGGGTTCGCCCTTCGCTGCGACTGAAGGGTTCACAATAAATAGCCAAGTCAAGGAGACCAACAATGGCTGAAGCAAATATGTACTACACAATCGAGGGCGTGAAAGCCCTCTACCCAAGACTCGACGCTACCTACAAGTTCGATAACAAAGCGAACGGTGGTAAGGGTGGGTCTGTTAAATGTGATCCACTGGATGACGGTGCGGAATACTCTATGTCTTTCGTGATGTCTGAGAAGGAAGCTAAAGCCTTGTACAAGGCAATGGCGGTGGGCTACAAAGCTAAGAAAGAAAAGAGCTGGCCTGATAAGTTTGCCCTACCGTTCAAGAAGGACGATGACGGTAACTACATCGGCAAGTGCAAGTTGAAAGGTGCTTACGGCACCGACAAGACCACGCCTCCACTGCAAGTAGACGCGCAGAACAACAAACTGCCAGCGGACTTTCAGTTAACCAGCGGTAGTACCGTGAATCTTGCCTTCACTTTCGTACCGTACTCTATGCGTGAAAATGGCGTTAGTCTGCGTCTGAACGGCGTACAGGTGATCGAATACGTGCCTATGACGTCACGTTCGCCCTTCGGTGTTGTGGAAGGCGGCTTCGTAGCACAACCTGATAACCCGTTTAGTGATACTACTAGCAATGTCAAGAGCACCGATGTCGCGTTAGATGACGATGACTCTGACGATATATTTGGCGATGAGCCAGATACCTCCGAAGTGGAGGAACCTAAGAAGGTCGTAAAGAAATCTGCCCCCGCACCCAAGGAAGATGATGACGATCTGAGTGCCATTGTTGACGGTTGGGATGACTAGCCACTAACAATCACTCCACTATGGCTAGGTTTTACCGAAGAGGATGCGCCGACGTCCCTGCCATAGTGTCTCTCGGCATTGGGTGCAACCATGAATACAAGAGAATTTTTACGGTGGGTACTGCCCACAGAAGGTGTGTACGTCGCTCTACAATACGGCCTAGCGTCGAATGGGGTACGGCAGACATACTTTCACTCAACAGATGAATTAGCAGAAGCCGCCGAATACCACGACAGTGAAGGGTGGGACATGTACTTTGCGATGAGTAACTTCAAGGAAGAAGGTACCCGCAAAGGCGATGACGCTAAACAGATTAAGTCATTCTTCTTAGACTTAGACGTTGGCGAAGACAAAGTAGCTAAGAACGAGGGGTTTGCTACACAGGGAGAGGCGTTACGTAGGCTACAAGAATTTATCGTAGCCCTAGAATTACCAAAACCTCTTATCGTTAACTCCGGTCGTGGCATACACGTTTACTGGGTGCTATCTGAACCCGTTGCTGTAGAGCAGTGGAAGGTAGTGGCTGACCAGTTCAAGGCCAAGTGCAAAGAGTTCGGGCTTGAGATAGACCCCGCAGTA